ATCAGTAGTCCATTCTAATGATATTGTGTCTTTATCTATTTGTTTCATTCTGCGTCCTCCTTTTCTTGTTCATAAAATGTTTCTGACATATCTAATTCGTCATAAAAATTAATTTTTTTAGCGTCACAGAAATGTCTTAGATCGCAAATGACATCTGCCACACGATAGTATTCATCTTCACTATCTTTACCTCTAAGTCCTAAAATACTTTTTATTTTTTTTACTCTGTCTTTGTTGTTCATTTTTTAATTTCCCTTCTTTATACGAGTGGTAATTGCAGGGTGTTTATGCCCTTCAAAATCCACGTTTAAAACATTTGAATCATGTCTTACACACCATGCTTGAAATCCGTGAACTGTCCAACCGATTTCAAGTCTGGCATTTTCTCTTGGTGAAACTCCTTGAGGTAGTTCGTCCATGCATTGTTTACAATGTAGAAACATTTGTATTTGATTTTTTTCATCAATCATTTAAAACCTCACGTCCTTAATTTTTTTCCACCATTCGAACTCAATCAATGGCACTTTCGTCCAACCGTGTTTTTCTTTTAACAGTTTTATTATGTGATCGTAGTTGTATGTCATACTTTAACCTCCTTACATTGTATGTTTAAAAACTCTGCTATGTCTGAAAACTCATACTCCAGCTGCTCGACTCTTCTTTCACATACTTGTTGACTCTTCACTTCCTCTTGTGAAAAAACACACTCAGTTATCCCTTCATTGGGTAAACAAAGTTGTAACAATATAATTACTTTCTCCATTATTCTTCTCTCTCCTTTTTAACTACTGTTCTTTCTATATACTTTAATCCAGGCAACACAGTCCCTTCGTGTTCGATACCCATTCTCTCAACTATATCTACTAGAGTATGTATAGTCAAAGGGTATGGGAGCCTTGCCACAAAAGAATCGTCTTTGACGACTTTTCTTTTTTGTCTAGGTTTTTTAAATTGTATTATCTTTTCACTCATGTTTTATAATCGAGTCTATTTCTTCTTCACTCGCCTCATCTCTTTTGTCTAAAACATACTTGTCGTTGTATGGTTGACCGGGGTCTTCGACCTTTGGTAAATCTAAAAATAATTCTGCATGAGTTACATCTGGGTTTTCATCTTGAGATGTTACCTCTATTTCTAGATGCCCATGCTCTTGAATGTATCTTTGAATATAGGGTAGAATATCTTTCTTATCCCCAATAAAAGTTTTTGAAAAGCTCATGCCACTTTTATTACGAGGATCTATCTTTACTGTTATATCCATCGTCCTTTATTACTTCTAATTCTGATTTCCTGAACTCCAATGTGCCTTCGTCATAATCATCAATCCACATTTCTGCGTCATCATCTTTAATAACAACTTTGCTTCCGTAATCTCTTACAATTACTCCTGTTATATCTTGGTCTATAACTTTTACTCTGTCATTAATTTTCATCTTCTTCCTCCCTTTTTTCTGGAACTCTGATTGTTCGTCTCTCAAGTTCCTTTATAATATGTTTCTCTATCTCTTTCAGCTGCTCTACTGACATTTCGTCTAGAGAGTTTTTAGTTGCTTGTACTAATGTGTTTACGTGTTGTTCTTCCATAATGAACCTCTTTCTGTATGTTATATATAATAATATAGAGATTTATATAAGAATGTCAATGCCCAAGGTCAACTGATTACTATGAAAAGAAGGAGGAAAGTAAGTACGGTTCGGAAAGGAGACGAACCACTAACCAATGACCATGGACAAAGAATAAGATACCTTAAAGAAGAATATTTTCAAAATAAAAAAATATTTTTTAAAATATTTCAAATCTCACTCTTTCATTCTTCGACAAGCTATTATCAAAGTATATCAACAATAGTAGACAAATTATTCATTCTTTCAGTCATTCTTCGAAAGAATAACATATTCTTCTGAGGGGGGTCGCAGATCTATTTTGTATATATTTTTTATTTGATTTGGTAAAATTTCTTCTTTATAGAGGATTAATATGAAATTTAGAAGTCCAGGTGACCCCATAGTTTTAACAAAAGAACTTGCAGAAATGCGAGATGAATTAACACCAAAGCAGATAGCTTTTGCAGAGCACCTAGTAGCTCAAGAGAATAGAAAGACTGCAACAGAATGTGCAATCTTAGCAGGATATGCAGAAAACTCTGCAAGAATAACTGCTTCAAAACTACAAAGTCCAAAAGAGTTTCCTAAAGTTCACGCCTACATTAGAGCGTTGCAGGAAGATCTCTGGAATAAATACAAGATATCTCCTGCTACACATATGCGTAGACTTCACGAGATAGGGCTTCGTGCAGAGAATCCTACAACTAATGATGTCAATGATTTTGAAATGAAACCAGATTTGAAAACTGCTTTGGCAGCAGAGATAAGTAGAGGTAAGGCAGCTGGATATTATGAGAAAAAAGAAAAACAATCTGGAAAAGGTATTGATAGTCTGTCCTTGGAGGAGGTAGATAACCTGTTGAAACAAATGCGCAAAGAAGTTATCATCGAACACAAGGATATGAGAATTGAACCCAAGACAGTACAAGGCAACGATAAGCCTAAACAAAGCGATAAACAAATTTCTTGAAGAGGGCTACTACGTATTTACTAACGTCTGCGAACAAGGCCCAATTGATATTGTTGTTGTCAATCCTGCAAACGGAAGAGCAAGATACTTTGATGTCAAGACATCGAGAGGAACTAGGATTGTAAATGGCAAAGCAGTCGGAGGTTCTGGCAACAAACTTAAACCACAACAAAAAGAACTTAGAGTCAGACTCGTTGTTGTCGAAGGAGACGAAGTTCGTATTATCGAAACGAGAGAAACAATCAGACAGAGGCAGAGGAAAGAAAAAAAGTTCTACTACAAAGCGAGGAAAGGAATCGACTTTTTGGAAGAATGTTAGATCGATAACTCCTAATATTTTTTGGACAAGAATAGAAACATTTGGAACACCGGGTATTCCTGATTTACTTGGAGTTTTTGTTGATGATAAATTAAAACGAAACATATCTTTTTGGTGCGAACTCAAGCTAACAAAAGGAAACAAACTAGATCTCTCGCCTTTTCAAATATCATGGAATTTAAAGCGTTATTCTCTTTGCCAAGACAATTTTATTATGGCAAAGGGGGTGGAAGAGAGGGCCATTTTCTTTTATCCAGGTGCGCTTGTGCGTGAGCTTGTGACCGATTACCGAGAGGTTGAACCCTTGTTCGTGGTCCATCAACCATGGACGCATGTGCTTGAGCCTGAGATCAGGCGTGTGCTTGTGCATGTTCCTTAATTAATTTTTTTTATTTTTATTTTTTTGAAACCCGAACCGGGGCAGCTGGTCCCCGGTCCGTAATAAATTATTACTTTTGATCCCGTTGCCTGAGCTTGTGCATGTGATCGTCCCATCTAGACTGATTGAAGTTGGGGGCGTATCTTCGAGCGAAGCCCTCAACTGCATTGGCTCCGTCTTGCTCTCCTTTAACAGAGAGATTGTAGACGATGTCGGCCAGTTCTTTGAGATGTTTTTTTGTAATCATCTTTTGTCCTTTCGATATGGGATATTATATAGCACGGCAGCTGCATCTGGTCAAGAAAAAAATGGTCATATTTTATTACCTGGTGAGCTTGTCACCAGGCTTTGATTCGTAATAAATTATTACTATTTAGCCCAGATCCGGGCAGCTGTGCTGCAGCTGCTTGAGCCTCTGCTTGTGCTTGCGACTGTGTTTTTGCTTGTGCTTGCGACTGTGTGCTTGCGCCTGCGATTGTGTTTAAAAAAAATAAAAAAAATTTTCTGGACGCCTGGAGAAATCGAGAAGACAGTAATAATTTATTACTTTTAAAAGCTGTGTCTTGGCCTGGTGAAGTAATAATTTATTACTTTATTCAGGGTATCTTTCTTTCCATTTTTGATCTGCGTATTCTAATACTTCTTTTTTAAATTCTTCTAAAAATCTACTATCATTTAAACAATTGGTTAAAACATTTATAGCCCCTTCATAATCCATATCTGTTTCTCTATCTAAATAATTTTGAACTTCTATTTGTTTAATTTCCATTTTTTTATCCTAACTTTTTTTAAATTAATTGTATTAAATATAGGATTTTTTATATATAATACAAGTCAGAATATTCAGAAAGGAAAAAACAATTATGAATATTATAGAAATAAAAGAAAGATTACATATTGATAATGATCTGTGTTCAGATGAAATTATTGAATATGTAAAACAAAGATTAGATCGTAGAAATACGCCTAGTTATAAAAATAGTCTATTTAAAATAATTAATAGACTCATTTGGACTTCGCCTTTTTTAGATTTTCAAGATTACAGAATTTTTCATTGCCATCACTACAATGAAATTCTTATTGAGGAAAATCCAATTGAGTTCGGTGGCAATAATTTAATTTGTCAAGACGCTTACCAAGAACATTATTTTACTTGTGATAATTGTAATGAAGTAGAGCATCGTGATTATAGAAATTGTGCAAATGATAGTGAGAATGAATATTGCGATGGTTGTTTTGGCGAGGTCACAGAATATTGTAATGACTGCGACTATACCTATCATTCAAATGGTAGTTGTCAATGTAATGAAAGATCAATTCTTAATGAGTACAATACAAGAAATCCACTTCATTATTTAGGCAAAGAAACTTCAACAAAATTTGATGGTGTTGAAATTGAAATGCAGTGTTATCAACATCAATCAAGAAATGAAGTTGTTCAAATGTTCAGAGATTGTTTCAATCAAGAACAAACAAATGTTATTTGTAAAAGAGATGGTAGTCTTGATCCTCAAAAAGGTTTTGAGATGTCAACCACTAATTGTTCTTTTCAATATCATAAAAATCATTTTTGGAATGATTTCTTTGAATTGAAACCTGCGCAATATTGTAAAGCGTATGATGGATCAGATTGTGGTATTCACATTCATACAAATAGAAGTTATTTCTCTGAAAATAATTTAAGAGCGTTAAATTGTTTTTATAACAATCCAAAAAATAAAAATTTGATTGTTGATATTGCAGGACGGAATGAAACTTCTTACTGTAGATTTATTCCTGAAGTGACATTTGATGATCCGATTTTTACTAGGGGACAAGATGAGAACGGCAGGGAATACAAATATCGTGTTATTAATTTTAACAATAAAGATACTGTTGAGGTTAGAATATTCAGATCGAATTTAAAACAGTTATCTTTTTTTAGATACTTAGAATTTAATCACACTGTTCAAGAATGGATAAAGGAAACTGATCCTGTAGAATACGATAGAATAACTTGGATAGAATATTTTGATTGGTTGTTAAAAAACTTATCAAAAGATTTTTCTAATCTTTTGTTTTTTCTATCAAGAAAAAATCATTTTGACCATTTAGAAAATATAACTGAATGGCAAGATGTTTACACTAATTACAAAACAGTAA